TTGGAACGTATGCATTTACTGGTGATATGCCTGCAGTAGCCAATTTCGTTGGAAATTTGTAAGGTAAATTTGTGATAATAGGATTATGCGGATTTATAGGTGCTGGTAAAGGTTGTGTAGCAGATCTCTTGGTAGAGCGTCACGGTTATATCAAAGAGAGTTTCGCAAACAGCGTCAAAGATTCTTGCGCAGCAATATTTGGTTGGGATCGCGCTCTGCTCGAAGGAGATACTCCAAAATCAAGAGCATGGCGTGAACAATCAGATGAGTGGTGGTCAGAAAAACTTGGTCGACCATTTTCACCAAGACTCGCTCTTCAATTGATGGGCACAGAGGCAGGTCGCGGTGTATTTCACTCTGATCTTTGGATTTATACTGTATTGCGTCGATGTGATTCTAATTTAAATTATGTAATTGCTGATGTAAGATTCCCGAATGAAATTAATGCAATCACCAATAGTGGTGGCAAGATTATTCGTGTTCGTCGTGGTAATGATCCTGAGTGGTATGATACTGCACTAAAGCAAAATACAACTCATAAAGATGATCAATGGTTGCTGCAAGATGCGAATGAATTGATGGAACAAAAATATCCAGATGTTCATTACAGTGAATGGGCTTGGATTGGATCACACTATGATATTGTGATGGATAATAATTGCACACTAGATGAATTAAAGACTAGAATTGACAATGTGATTGATTGTTTATATACTAACTGTGTTGAGGCTAATGAGGTTTAAATTATGAAATTGTCAGAAAATACTATTAATGTTTTGAAAAACTTCTCTTGTATCAATCAGAGTCTGCAATTTAAAACAGGTAATGTTATTAAAACTATTTCTCCACTTAAAACTATCTTTGCTGAGGTAACTGTAACAGAGAACTTCACCAAGGAGTTTGCTCTTTACGATCTAAACAAGTTACTTGCAAAGATTTCTTTATACAAAGATCCAGTTCTTGATTTTACAGATGATCGTGTTGTTATCGCCACAGATAACAAAAAGAGATCTGATTATATCAAGTATTGTTCACCAAAGGTTATTGTGATTCCATCAGAAAAGAACAATCAACTATTTTCAGAAATAGCTGATTGTTCATTTAGCCTTTCGCGAGAAGATCTTGATTGGATGCGCAAGAGTGCAGGTATCTCTGGTTCGCCAAACTTTGTGTTTGAGAGCGATGGTTCTACAATTTACTTTATCGCAACTGATGTTAAGGATAATTCAGCAGATCAATCCAAAATTGAAATTGGTACAGCTGAAGATGGCAAAAAATTCCATGTTGTGATGAAGGTTGAAAATTTTAAGATGCTTGATGGATCGTATGATGTTTCTATTCATCGCAAGGGTCTGGCCAAGTTTAAGCATAAATCTATACCAATCTTTTATTACATTGCGATTGAAGCAGCTGCATCGACATTTGGAGAAGAATAATGAAAGTAGATAAAGCAAAGGTTCTAGGATGCCTTCAAGAAATTTCTAACTCACTCACTCGTATCCAAACAGAACGTGATCTCATTAGAGAAGTTCTACAAAAAATGCAAGATGAGTGTAAGATTCCCAAGAAGTTGGGGCGTAAACTGGGAAAGACTTATCACAAGCGTAATTATGAAGAGGAGGTTGCAGAGCAGAATGACTTCCAAACCATTTACGAAAACGTGGCTAAATAAGTCTATTGGGGTGCGGACTTCTTGCCGACGATACTATCCGCCAGACTGCTCATCGTGAGGATTCACCTTCTCCACCCCATTTTTTCATTATGAGGTTTTATCATGAAAGAATCGCTCTGGGTCGAACTCTACAGACCAAAAACTGTAGAGGAATGTATTCTACCTGAAGAATTGAAAAAAACATTTCAGTCATATGTGGATAGAAAAGAAGTTCCGCATCTATTGCTATGTGGTGGAGCAGGAACAGGTAAAACGACAGTTGCGCGAGCAATCTGTGAAGAAATTGGATGCGATTATCTTCTCATAAACGGATCTGACGAAAATGGCATCGATACATTCAGAATGAAGATCAAAAATTACGCATCTTCAATGTCGATGACAGGTGGTAAAAAAGTAATTATTATTGATGAGGCTGATGGATTAAACCCAAATAGTGTTCAGCCAGCCATGCGTGCTGCGATGGAAGAGTCTGCGCATAACTGCACTTTTATCATGACTTGTAATTACAAGAATCGTATCATTGAACCACTGCATTCTCGTTGCGCTGTAATTGAGTTTAAACTTCGCAAAGACGACAAGCCGAAGATGGCAGTTTCTTTTATGAAGCGTGCAACGGAAATCTTGACCGCAGAAAAGATCCCATTTGATAAGGCAGTCCTCGCTGAAGTTGTCAAGAAGTATTTTCCAGATTATCGTCGAGTACTGAATGAACTCCAGAGATATTCTGTCAGCGGTAAGATTGATTCTGGGATTCTATCCACAATCGCTGATGTTTCGCTGAACGATCTTGTCTCTGCACTCAAACAACAAAACTTTAGTTCAATGCGTAAATGGGTCGCTAATTTCGGTGGTGATGATCCAGTTAGAATTTATCGTAAGATTTATGATAATCTCTATGACATTCTTGATAAGTCGACAATTCCAAATGCTGTTTTAATTCTCGCCAAGTATCAGTATCAGGCTGCATTTGTTGCTGATCAAGAGTTAAATTTAACTGCATGTTTAACTGAAATGATGGTGGAGTGTAAGTTTACATAATATTGAATATGCCTGCTGATCTTTTCAAAGAAATTATTCCATCTATTTTACAGACGAAGGAATATGCTCTATTGACCGAGCAGGACGAAAAGTCGTATCCTTCATTTATAGTTAATCGTGCACTCTCGTTTCATCGAGACACAGTTCTCTGGGCAAATGAAATGAATCGATTTACGACTCTTGATAATAAACTCAAATATGACTTTCTTATAAATATTATAAGAGCCTCGAAACGCCAATTTAACAAATGGCACAAAAAGGCGCAAAGTCGTGATTTGAGTGTTGTTAAAGAATACTATGGATACTCCGACGCAAAAGCCGAAGAAGCATGTAAGATTCTTTCAAACGATCAAATCACCGAAATGAGAAAACAATTATATAAGGGTGATTAATCATGGTCGAAAAACTCGTAGAAGTCAAATTAGAAAATCAAGACGACTTCCTCAAAGTCCGAGAGACGCTCACTCGCATCGGTGTAGCAGCGAAAAAAGATAATATTCTTTATCAGTCTTGCCATATTCTTCATAAACAAGGAAAGTACTACATTGTTCACTTCAAGGAACTCTTTGAACTAGACGGCAAACCAAGCAATATGTCTGATAATGATACTCAACGTCGCAACACGATTGCAAATCTAATGGCTGAGTGGGGATTGGTGAAGTTAGTAAATGCAGACAAAACAAAGGATAATGTCGCACCATTAAGTCAAATTAAGATTCTTTCGTTTAAAGATAAGAATCAGTGGCAGTTGGTTTCCAAATATACAATAGGAAAGAAAAAGAAAGAGGCATAATATCCAAATAGTGATTTATTTATCTATGGAGTATAATTTATGATTTCAGTTAGCATTTATAAAGTTCGTGATTATTTTGACTCTCCAACATATGGCACATCACTTTCTAATTGTTTTGATCTCTCGTTTCAACCAACGGAAGATACTGTAAAAGGATATGACAAATACAATAATCCTATCTCACAATATGTAAAGACTCAAGGCATTTCGATTTATTCTGGAGATCGTTTACTCATTCCAACAGGTTTAGTTTTTAAAATCGAACAAAGTACCACTACATATCCAGATTATCCAGATTATGATGAAATTACACCACTACAAAACTATAGCATTCGCCTTCATTCAAGATCTGGTTTGTCACTCGAGCGAGGGCTCGTTCTTGTAAACTCAGAAGGTATTATTGATGTTGACTATCAAGAAGAAGTGTTTGTTCTATTGACAAATATTTCTAGTGTAGATCAAGTTCTCAAGAAAGGAGATAGAATTGCACAGGCTGAGGTTGTTTGTAATGTGCCTGTACATTTAGTTGTTCTAACTAAAAAACCAGAAAAACATTCCGAACGCGCTGGTGGATTTGGTTCAACTGGTGTATAAATAAAAGTGGATGCTCATTTGAGGTCCATAACTAAACTTGCTTATTAAAGGAGTAACAAAATGACCAATATCACATCACTCACATCTGCATATTTCGATCGCTTTCTACCAACAGCACTTGGTTTCGAAAATGCGTTCGCCGCTCTTGATAATGCAGCCCATCTACTTACATCATCTCAAACTGCTTTTCCACCTGTAAATGTCGTCAGGAAAAACGAATACAATTTTATTGTGGAACTAGCAGTTGCTGGCTACAAGCAAGATGAAATTGAAATCACTGCTGAGAAAAACTCTCTCAGAGTTACAGGCAAAAAGGCTGAGGAAGATGAACGCGATTATCTTGTAAAGGGTATTGCTGGTCGTAAATTTTCTCGTCAATTTGTTTTGTCTGACACCGTAGTGGTTCGTAATGCAAACCTTGTTGATGGCATTCTTTCTATTAACTTAGAAAACGTCATTCCTGAAGAACAGAAATCTCGTAAGATTGCAATCAAGTAATTGAGAAGAATATATTATGATTCGTGATGAACTCTCGTGGGATGAATTGTTTATCTTACAGGCTTCTCTGATCGCTCAGAAGAGCAAAGACCCATCAACAAAAGTTGGTTGCGTCATTGTCAATGATGACAATGTGATACTTTCAACAGGCTTCAATGGCTTTCCTCGCGGCATTGAAGAAGATTGGAAAGATCGTTGGAAGCGTCCAGAAAAGTATCACTGGGTTGAACATGCAGAACGCAACGCGATCTTCAATGCCGCTCGCGTTGGCGTTTCACTCAACAACTCACGTGCATATCTAAACTGGGAACCGAAGCCATGCGCTGATTGCACACGCGCATTGATCCAAGCAGGAATCAAGGAAGTCATCGGACCGAATCGTCCGTTCTCTGGCGTTGGCGCAGGCAAGCATTACTCGATAGACCATGCTGAAACTATGCTTCGTGAGGCAGGAGTCCGAATACGGTGCTTTGACCTCCCCCCCGAACTATCCCAACTCCCAGGATAGGACCGCTGCAAACCGATTGCAGGAGGTTTTACAGAGGCTGCGTAAGTCATTGATTTTATTAGGTTTATTTTCCTTTACAATTTCGCCGAAAAAGGCGATAATTGCTGTATGAATAAAGAAACACTAATTAAGCAAATCAATAAGGTCAAACCCGAAGCAATCAAGCACGGCTACGACTACCCCACAAACGCCGATTTTACCATGGCAACGACCGAGGAATTACAGGAATTTCACGACGAAATTCAGGCGTACGCCATAGACGGCATCATAGCAGAAATGAAAAATTTAGTAGAGGCACGTCAATGAAACTATACAACGATTATTCAGAACGAAGGCTAAAAAAACTAATTGAGCAACTGAAAAAAGAAGGCGGATATGCCGGGATAGTAATATTCCCACACTTACGGCGGCGCCGCCGTAAGTCTTACGGCGGCCGCGGCGGGCGAATATTTTAAAAAAAGGCAAACCCCAACCAATCATTCGGCGCTCAACGACCGAGGAATTACAGGAATACGCGAGCCGTCGAAGTTGGCTTGACCAACATGATCTGTTTTATGTTGAGGATAGGCTTAACGAACGCGGAACTTATCGACTCACGACGAAATGGCAGCTGCAGCAGAAATTAGCACAGGGAACAACAGGTGCACAAGGAACAACAGGAACAACAGGTGCACAAGGAACAACAGGAACAACAGGTCTTGAGACGAATTAAAATTTATGAAATTTATTGAAAAACTTCGTTCTAAATTTACATTAATATTTGATGAATTAATGGAACGTCAACTAGCACTTACAGGCGTACGCCATAGACGGCATCATAGCAGGTGTTTATTCGCGCTATGTAAATTTTAATATAGAGTTTGACCCACCATGATATACATTGTTGATATTGACCAAACTATATGTCACACACCAGCGATCAATGGCAAGCAGCGATACGACTTGTCTTTACCATATTCAGAACGCATTGAGAAAATTAATAAACTATATGACGAAGGTCATACAATTATCTATTGGACTGCGCGTGGTTCTGGCAGCGGCATCAATCAATTTCAGATCACGCATAGTTCGTTGATGGCTTGGGGCGCAAAGTTTCATGAAGTACGACTAGGCAAACCGAGTTACGATGTTTGGATCGACGATAAGGCATTCAGTGATATAGACTTTTTTGGAAGTCTGCCAGCGCAAGAATAAGGATATCGTCGAGAGTATAAGTTATTAATTTATAAGAAGTTTTTATAGTTTATTTTTTCGGCGAAAGAGGCGCTAATTACTGTATGTATAACTATATTTTTATTTTGGAGTGATTTGATATGAAAAAGAAAATTTCTGATCTGCTTTTCGAAGCAGCTGATCTCGTTTATGGCGTGGAGCATATGCTTGCGAACACACGCAATGAATATGATTTGAACGCAAAAGATTGCTATCAGATTGCTGGGAATCTTGAACGCGCATTTCTTTTGCTCGTGACGATTGGTGATCGTAAGATGCAGAATGATTTGAATGAAATTTCAAAAACTGAAGAGGTGCCGTTCTAATATGGGATACTTCAAAAATATTGAAATAGATGTCACTGACATGTTTCGTGAAGGCATAAAGAAAGATGAGATCGCAAAATTTCTTGGTATCTCATTGACAAAGGTTAATGAGATTCTTTGTACTTACGAATATCGTGATATGGACTATGATGTGTCTGATACTGACACGATTTCATACGACGATTTTGAGTTTGATCCAAACGATACAGATCACAACTCAGAGGATTACTGGCTTGATTCTTGTTCTTAAACCTTGAGGTACTGCCTATGTTAATTGAATCGCAAGCAGTAGAGCATCTTCGTCAGTTACGCAAAATGGGTTATGCTGTCGTTGCATTTACACCAGAGGAACTGCGTGGTGCGAATTCTGATCATGTCGAAGATCGTCTCAACGAATTAGGTTGGGATGTAATTAATAATCTTTCGCCAAACATGCCAGAGCCAAATGATTCTGATTATAATGCAGAGCATTATTGATATGAGTGAGATAACAAATTTATTAAATAATCCTCATGTTGCAATGGTGATTGGTATTCTTTTTGGTCTTGTAATGGGCATACTCATGTGCATTCCCGTCAAACGGAACCCGTCAAACGGAAATTGTAATGACAAATAAATATTGCCGTTCTGTTCTTGCATCAAAAATAAGAGTTCCGTTTGATCCTAGCAATAAAAAACACATGCTTGACTTTGCTCGGTATGTGAAATACAATAGTTGGAAGGAAGGATGCTCTTATTTCTTAGAAGATCCGTACAACGATATTCCAACGATGATTCGAGCAAAAATTGCAAACTATACTTTGTCTAAACTTGTGGAGAAAGTCTAATGTCCAAAAATGACTTTGATGTAATGCCTTTGGGCACGATGGAAGAATTATACGTTCTTCGTAAATTTGCAAATGATATGACTGACATTTCTCGTACTCTAGAAAATCCACTCAAGTGCGAAAAGATGACTTTGTTAATTCGCGAAGTTGAAAAGTTTTATGCATATCATACTGAAAAGTATGTTTTATGATGATTTATTGCGCTTCTCGCTTTAAGTCGAAGAAGAAGCGTAAACCGAAGGGTGTGGTAGCTCGAAAGTATTCTCGCTCAAGTGTAATCTTGGGTGTTGAGAAGCTTCCGAGTCTTTCATATGGACATCGTATTGGTGCTGATAATGCTCGCTCTATAAAATCACTAGATACTCACGTATCATATACTGAAAAACGCGAGAGCATGCAGTATACCGGAACTCTTGTCAAAGGTATCGCTACGATGCATAAGTCGAATGCTGTGCCTGTAATTAATGAAGAACAAATGAAGGATATCTCAAGAATGAGAAGGGGATAAATATGCCTGCAAAAACTGGAATTAAAGGTCATGGCAAAGGTCGTGCAAAGATAGGTTCTAAGAAACGCAATGCTCGTCGAAAGAAAAAATAAATATGAAAATTTTGATTGGAGAATATCCGAAGAAGGGTAAGCGAAAAATTTCTGTTCATATTGATCCATGGGACACTTGGTCTATGGATCATACACTTGCGCTCATCATTTATCCAATGCTTAAACAGTTACACAAAAAGAATCATGGTGCACCTTGCACTGATGATGACGATGTACCTGAGCATCTTCGTTCTATCAAAGCCAAGCCAAAGAAGAATAAGTGGGATACTGACGAGTTTCACTTCAAGCGTTGGAACTGGATCATGAAAGAAATGATCTGGGCGTTTGGTGAAATTGCTCGAGATCGCAATCCTGATTTCTGTATCAAGAAGGGTAAACATAAGTTTGTAAAAAAGAAAGGTACAAACTACAGTAAGATGGTCACTATCGTCGAGCCAGTTTATGATAAGGAAAAGATGAAATCATATTATGCTCGCAAGAACAATGCTTTCCGCTTGTTTGGTAAATACTATGAAGGTTTATGGGATTAATTTGTGAAAATATCTATTATCACACCAACAACTGGTAATCCTTTCCTTACTGACTGTATTGAATCAGTAAGAAATCAAACTTATAAAAACATAGAACATCTTGTTATTATCGATGGTCGAAGTCGATGGCATGAAATAGATGATATGTTAATTGCGTCAGAGTTTCCAAATAGCTTTAATGAACACATATGTATTCTACCTTACCCCACAGGAATTAATCGTTATAATGGTCATCGTGTGTATGGTTCTGCCACTTACTTTGCCGATGGTGATTATCATATTTGGTTAGATGAAGACAATTTACTTGAATCTAATCATGTTGAATCTCTTGTTAAACTCACACAAAAAAATAAGTTGGATTGGGCATATTCGCTACGTCAAATCATAGATAGTAAAGGTAATTTTATATGTAATGATGACTGCGAAAATCTTGGCAAATATAAATCAGTTCTTAATGATCATTTTGTCGATGTTAATTGCTTCTTCATTCGTCGCGAGTTGGCTGTAAATATTTCACCAATCTGGTATCGTCAGGCTCGACCATCACAAGGTATAATGGAAGTTGATCGTGCATTAACTACTGTTTTAATGCACGAACAAAACAAGTTAAAGTTTGACACCAACAACGATTATACAGTAAAATATAGAGTAGGAAGTACAGGAATATCTGTAAAAGCAGAGTTCTTCATCAACGGCAACGCTGAGATGCTTAAGCGTTATGCTGGTAAACTACCCTGGAAACAATAATGCGTTTCGTTATTTGTCATGTTCGTAATGAGAAATATCTTTTAAATTGGTGGCTGCAACATCATAAAGATAAGTTCGATCATGGTATTATTGTAGATTATCATTCTACTGATGATTCTATGGATCTCGTCGAAAAAATCACACCAAAATGGCAAGTTATAAAGTCGGTAAACAAAGATTTCAATGCAGTTAACTGCGACATTGAAATTATGAACATTGAACGCAACATTCAAAAACAATATCCTTATGCATGGATGATTACACTAAATGTCACCGAGTTTCTTATTGGCAATACAAAAAAACTTTTACATGCTTATAAATCATCAAAGCCTGTAAAAATACAAAAATTACTTCCTTGTGATGTGATGATTGATACGGAACTGCAAAAGTTTACTGAGCCAGATCCTAATGTGTCTCTCATAACACAAAGAACATTTGGTATGCCGATGGACTATAGTGAAGATACAGTCTACAATGCTTATGCTGGTTCACGCGATTTTCAATCTATTGAAGACAATGTTATGTATGACAATCGCAAGATGCGAAGTATGCATAACTTTTCACTAAACTATTTTGATACATCAGTCTGGCGTGCTGGTCGACATTATTGGGGAACACCATGTGAAGACTTTCGTATTCTCTGGTATGGATATTCGCCATTTACAGAAAATCTCATTCAGCGCAAGTTAGCAATTCAAACACAAATTCCCGAGACTGACAAGGCTGTTGGTAATGGTGGGCAGCATCTACTAAATAGAGATATGGCGATTTCTCGTTACGAATGGCATCGCCAGTTCGCAGTTGAGTTGAAATCCATTATTAATGAATTAGAAAATAGACTATGAGAGTATTAATTACTGGTGGTTGTGGGTATATCGGATCTGCAGTTCATCATTATCTTAAACACAAGTATGCGTTTGAAACAGTAGATTTAGAGTGGTTTGGTAATCTAAGCAATCCAAACAATATCAAAACAGATTTTGTTGATCTACCGAAATCTTTCTACAGTCAGTTTGATGCGATTGTTCACACAGCCTCACATTCATCTGTGCCGTTGTGCAAAGATATCTACGCATCTTTTAATAACAATGTCACTAAACTTCTAGAACTCACAAAGAAACTTACGAAACAAAAGTTTATCTATGCTTCCAGTTCTTGTGTTTATGTTGAGTCTGATGGTCGACCAAAAGTAGAGAATGAACTGTCGCCACCGACAGATGGTCTTACACTCTCAAAGACCACACTCGATAACATCATGCCATTGCTTGATATTGAATACTATGGTCTGCGTTTCGGTAGCGTCAATGGCTGGTCGCCAAATATGCGCACTGACTTAATGATTAATGCCATGACAAAATCTGCGATAAAAAATAAAGAAGTTGTTGTGTTCAATACGTATGCTTATCGTCCTATCCTATCGACTGAAGATCTTGCTCGTTCAATTGACGCTATTCTTCAGTCTGATGACAAGCGTGGAATCTACAATGTTGCTTCATTTAATAAAAACATCGGAAATATTGGTAGCATAGTGGCAAATTATATGAATGTTTCGTTAATCAATAAAGGTGTTAGTCAGACTTATGACTTTACGATCTCATCAGAAAAATTTATAAACACATTTAATTTTAAGTTTAATGCAACAGTAGAATCGATTGTTAAATCCATCATTGATAAACCATATAACGATAAATGGGAACGCAGGGATGTCATACAAGGAAAATAAAACATGTTTAGTTTGTGGTAATGAACATCTAATCGATTATCTAGATTTGACAGATCAGCCACTCGCCAACTCGTATCATAAGGGCGATACACTAGAGAAATATCCATTACAGATGCGCCTTTGCACACGATGCTGGCATTCACAGTTATCGGTTTCTGTTGAACCCGCCAAGATGTTTGAACACTATCTTTATATTTCTGATACCAGTAAAACGCTTACCGATTACTTCGAGTGGACCACAGACTATATTCTTAACAAGATTGAAAAACCAAAGAATGTTCTTGAGATTGCATGCAACTCAGGTCTATTACTTGAGATGTTTAAGAATAAAGGCATTGAATCTATCGGTGTTGATCCTGCGCGGAACATTCGTGAGTTATCAGAACAGCGTGAATTAGATGTTTATGTTGATTACTGGAACAATAATTTTGCTGATAGAATCAAAAAAGAAAAAGGAATCTTTGATCTTATTCTAGCGTTTCATGTTTTGCCACATGTTGAAGATCCTAATGATTTTATTGCTTCCTGCGCCAAGGTTCTTTCAGACAACGGAACTATCTTTATTCAAACTTCGCAATGTGACATGTTCTTAAATAATGAATTCGACGTTATCTATCATGAACACTCATCATATTTTACTGGATATTCTATTCTAAAACTTGCTCGCAATCATGATATGTTTGTCTCGAGTATTGTAAAGACAGATATTCATAGTAAGTCTTTCTTATTTTCGCTTACGAAACAGAAGTGTGAAGAAACTGAACTTTATGCATTACTGCAACAAGAAACAAATAACGGCATCTATACTGTAGAAAAATATGAAGCCTTTGCTCGTAAGGCAAAAGAGACAAAAGAAAAATTAATTGAAAATCTTACTCGTTTTCGCAATGAAGGTTATGGGCTGGTGGGCTATGGTGCTGCAGCCAAGGGTAATACTTTATTGAACTACATGCAGTTTGAACTCGATTACATCATCGACGACAATTATTTAAAGTGGGATTACCTAACACCAGGAATGAACATTCCTATTCGTTCTATTGATTTACTTCGCGAATCAATCGATAAAATTTGTTTTGTTCCACTGGCTTGGAATTTTTATAAAGAAATTCGAGAGCGAGTTAAGACAGTCCGCGATAATTCTAGTGATGTATTTGTTCGTTACTTTCCAGAATATATTGAAGAATGATTGTAACATCTTGCCCTTTACGTATTTCTTTAGTGGGCGGTTCTACAGAACATCCACATTTTATTAAAAAATATGGAAGGGGTGCAGTTATTAGTTTCCCTTCTTCTCTGCGCACATATGTAACTATTCACCAAGATGTATTCGGTATCAATACGATTGATGGAAATTATAACATTAATTATTCTCGTCGCGAAACAGTAAAGAATATATCTGATATTCAGAATGAAATGATTCGTCATTGTTTTGAATATCTAAATGTAGAGAAGATTAATTGTAGTCTTGTTTCGGATATCTATTCTGCAGGTTCGGGTCTGGCTGCTTCGTCATCTTACTTGCAAGCATTAATTAAAGCCATTTATGTTTGGCGCGGCGAATCAATCACAGAGTTTGAAGTTTGTAAAATTGCTGAACAAATCGAACACAAATTTAATCCATTAGTTGGACAGCAAGATTTCTATGGTAGCATGGGTGGACTGAAAAAAATTAATTTTTTTCACAATGCAGACCCAGAAATTCGTTATCTGAATACAAAAATATTTGACAAGTTAGACATTCATTTACTGTACACAGGTGTGCTTCGTAATTCGACTAAAGTTCTAGAGAGCCTAGACATTGACAAATCTATTCCGTTACTCTCGGATGTAAGTAATCTTGAAAATGCGATTAACGATAACAATTTAGATTGGTTTAATGTTATCATAAATGAATCTTGGAAAAAGAAAAAACAACTAAGTTCATTGATATGCGAAAATAAAATTTTAGTTGACCTAGACAATAAATTAAGTTATGATATTAAAGTGCTTTCGCATAAACTATGTGGTGCTGGCAATGGCGGTTATTTTTTGATGTTCTCTTACAAAGATTCTAATTTAGAACTAAATTATCCGCGTTGTCATAAAATTGGCATTTCTGAAACTGGATTGAAATATATTAATTTAAAAAATGAATTTACAAGAATTTAAAGACTGTCTCGAATCTATCGATCCTATTGATCTAGAGCATTTCAAAACTGTAATCCGCGATCATAATCATATCATCCTTTTAGGTAATGGTGGCAGCAATGCAATTACAGGTCATGTTGCTCAAGATTATACCAAAGCACTTGGCAAAAAAGCAATTTGTTTCTGCGATCCTTCCCGTCTAACTTGTTATGCAAATGACTATGGTTGGGAATATGCGTATACGAAGTTCCTTGAGCAATTCGTCGAGGAGAATTCTTTGATTATTCTTATCTCATCATCAGGTAATTCTCAAAATATTCTAAACGCTGCTGAGTTTTGTGTTGGTATGTATAATATGGTAACATTTTCTGGCTTCGAACCAAACAACAAACTGCGCATCAAATATCAATATGATTCTGATTTGCACTTCTATGTGCCGAGCAAAGATTATGGTATTGTTGAATACATTCACGGAATTATATTACATTCAGTTATATGATCTTTGATAAGTACAATGAATTAAAGAAACAAGGTCTTAAGATTGGGATTACATTCTCTCAATTCGATCTTCTACACGCAGGTCATGTAGCAATGCTTGCTGAAGCCAAACAACATTGCGACTATCTTATTTGTGGATTACAAAACAATGCTAGTGCTGATCGCCCAGAGAAAAGTTCACCAATTCAATCTATTGTAGAACGACAAATTAGTTTAAGTGCTGTTCGTTTCGTTGATGAAATTATTGTGTATAACACCGAAAAAGATGTAGAGGATATTCTATTGACTCTCCCAATTAATGTTCGTATTCTTGGTGTAGAGTATATGGAAAATGAATTTAC